AATACCAAATCTGTTAGAAGATTTGCTTACTCCCATTCTACTTAGAAGTGCAGGAGAAAACTTAATAGAGCCGTTATCTTTTAGCTCCATTTTAAGGTCATCTCCGAATTTGTTCATGCGCTCTACACGCTTACCTACTAGTGTTAGTTTCATTCGTAATATTTGTTAATTGTTTGAATTACTTGGTTTATATCATTTGGAACTTTCAATTCATCGAACATTCCTTTTGGGGTTTTGCCTGTAGTAGTACCATCACTTTGCGTTATAAAATAATGCTTGATACCACCATTAGGATCTTTTTCTACTTCTGTAAATAACACAATAGTAAACATACCCTCCATGTTTACTTTATCATCTACAAGCTTGCCTATAGTCTTAAACTTAAGCTTTCTGTTACCTGATAGATCTGTGGAAGCTTCTGCGTGACCAATCATTATGAATGTAATATCATCCCGCATATTCTTACCTGCGTTTGCAATTTCCCATGCATGCAGACCTATCTCAGTAAATTTCTCAAATCCTCGCTCATTTGCTCTACGCATAAACTCATTAGCCATAACATACTGAAAGTCATCAATAATAACAGTTTTAATATGAGGCATATTAGCATCTACGTGCTTAAGAGTTGCGACTATTGTAGGCGCATTATCAGTTGCTATATAGTTGCCTGTTGGGTTTTCTTTTGTAAGGAGAGAATAATTCTTCTTCCATCCTCTAAAAGGCATTGGCTTCTTAGCTACATTTATTATAAATGTAGTAGAAGGGTCCAGCATCTCTAAGCTAGTTGATTTACCAGAACCAGACTCTCCGATTATTAATATTTCTTGTGACATTTTATTAGGTATTATTAAAATTTAATTCTCCTGGTTTTATATACTCATCTATTTTACTATGTTTCAGGTTATCCAGCATTCCTAGTACAACTCCAGCTTCGCCCTCTCTGTTTTTTATAATATGCCAATATATCATGGCCTGATTAGAGTCAAGGGGATTTGTTACAGGTAAACTGTTAGGTCCATAGCTTTGTAAATGAAGCATAAATGGTTTATGTGATATAAGAACTACATCTGATCCGTGAAATACAGCATCGCTACCAAAAATATCTTTTTTCATTGGATATTGTGTAGTAGGATTTGCTATACGTTCAGCTCGTTCTATATCACGATTTAATTGACTTAAGACAATTATAACTATCTTAACCTCTTTCTTAATAAGCATAAACATTTTATATAGCTTAGTGAGTATTTCTCTCTCTGAAGCTCCTTGAGCACCTTTAGTAAGTAGAGTATGATCTAAGAATACTACACTTCCATAGAAAGGGCCTTTTTTACCTTGCTCTTTCATATGGAATTCGTGTATAGTATTATATATCTCTTCTACATTACCTGGAACATCTACATAATAGATATCATAATCATTTATAGTATCTTCTACTATAAACTTTGCTCTTTCAAAATCTCTATCTTTTAGATTTTCATTACCAGAATATAAATCTGATGCTGTAATGTCAAGTTTAGAAGAAATCTTTCTACCTACTTGTTTCATTGACAGCATCTCGAAGTTAAAAGATAGTACTGAGAACTCTTCATTCGGATTAAAATCAAATAGACTTGTCTCTAGCTCATTTGCTATAGAAGACTTGCCAGATCCAGACATACCCGCAATGGTTACAATAGTACCCCATTCCATTCCGCCTGTAATCGTTTTATTTAATTTGCTCCATCTTGTTTTAAGAGACCGTATAGTACCTTTTCTTCTTTGATCTATATACTGTATTATTTCATCACTTGCCTTCTTAATGTGTTTATAAGAAAGATTTTTATTAGATGAATTTGCCGCCATAATTTACATCTTTTTTAGTTTCATTGTTATCTGTTTCTATAAAATTTAAAGTATCTCTCCATATCTCTTGCTTTAACCAATTCTTTAAAGTTTTGACATATGTTAAACCTTGAGCTTTTTGTTTTTCTACATAATACTCAACAGCTTTCTGCATTTGAATAGGCGTTGCTCTTCCAGATTGTAGCACAGAGAGATATAGTTTTTTAATCTCTTTACTACCTTCTTTAAGATAATCAGTACGCCCATTCATTCTAATAGCTTTAGTTGGATAAGCAGATATGAAAGTGTTAAATTCTTTTTCATATACGCTTTCAGCTAAATCTACTAGGTCTTCGTTACCAAGGAACGGGTTATCACTTTTAGCATCTTCATAACTATCTACCATGTCTTTAATAAATTGTGATCCTTTAGAAGTAATTAGCCATTTCTTATCTTCTGTTTCTTTTAAAAATCCTCTTTCTTTTAGATTATTTAAAATCTTTAAAGAAATAGGATTTATATTATTGCTATACATCTTAATAAGAGGCTTCTTATCATATGCAAAACAATACAGAACAAAATACTCTTCTATGGTTAATTGAATATCTATAAGGACTTCAATAAATAACTTACCAAATGCTATCATTGTAATAATTTAAATAGGTTAATATTAGCTTATATCACCAATGCTATCTACCCATCTAACTGTATGATCTCCTTTCGTTCTTGTTCGTACCCACTTAACTTCTTGCGAACCTTTTACATACAGATTCACATAAACTGCTTGTTTTCCATCAACTTTTCTTAATGTTCTGCCTGTCCTTTGGACGTTATCCAGAGCTTTTGAACTCCCTGCACAGCATATACCAAGGGAACAGTCAGGAACATTAAGACCTGCATTTAATGCTTTAACAGAGCTTAAAACTCTAATTCCAGTAGCATTTCCAAAATCTTCTAAAGTGCTTTTACGCACTGGTTTGGACATCTTACTATGAAATATAGAGCATGAACCGCTTCCAACTACAGTTTGAATTTGCTCTGCGAAATCTATACTCTCACTAAATATGAGAGTTTTTCGATCAGCAAACTTATCTGTAAGTTTTTTAACAGTTAAAAGCTTGTTAAATGCATTATAACACAATTGTTTTCTAAGATTCATCATCTTATAGAAGATGATAGCAGTCTTTTTCTTATCCGTATCGTTACTTTTTAGTAGCCTACCTGCATTCTTAAAAGCTACAAACGAGCCTCCTAATTCTGCAGTACATTCCTTAAAAATCTTATCTATTCTATTATATTCCAATGCTTCTTCTGGAGTAAAACTAACTCCTAAGTTATAAACAACATACGGTGATACAAGACCAAGATTTTTGGCCTGATTTAAATTTGTTGTTTTTACTACAGGAGCTATATTATCTAGATATACACGATATTCTGGAGTTTCTGGTAAGGTTGCAGTAAAGCAATATATCTTATCCCAGGTGTTGTTCTCGTAAAATTTTCGGTATTCTAAAGACAATGTAGTATGTACTTCATCTACAATTACAATATCCCAATGATTATTCATTGTTTTATATGCAGATTGTATGCATTGAAACTCTATTCTATCTAAATAACTTTCATATCCCCATTTTTTAAATTCATTTATCCATTCGTTATCTCTCAAATTCTCTGTCGGAACAATTACAAGTGCTTTTGCATTTATATTTTTAAAAGTATCAGCTATTGCTAATACTCCTATTCTTGTCTTTCCTAGACCTGTTGCCGCTATACTTGTACCTTTGCATCCTTTTGATTTCCAAGCTTTTAAGTGTTCATTCTGTAATTTACTTTTCTCTTCATTTATAAAATTTAACTCTGTCATTATTTCTCCCATTTATCTGTTATGTTAGGATCAGCTTTAAGCAAATCTGTATTTAAGATTCGTTTAGCAGCGTCTTCCATGAGACCTCTAAGATTTTCTGCCCATTCTTCTGCAAAATCTTTATGGCATACAGTATCAATCTGATCGTGTACAGTCATAACTACTCTAACATTAAGGTTATTATCTCTTATATAATCTCTAATAAGAACTAAAGCTAGTTTAGTCATATCGGCACCTGTTCCTTGAATTGGTGTATTCTTGGAAGCTCGTTCAATAGTGCCTAGCTCTTTTTTCTTATCATATCTGGTATCTATTCCAGGAAACCATTCGTCAAACCATCTTATTCTACGATAAGGAGCAAATGTTTTAATATGCCCATGTTTCTTACCGTAATTACCAAGAGATTCTAAGAATTTTTTAATAGAAGGAAATACACTAAAGTACTTCTCTATAAGACTTTCAGCCTCTTCTGTGCTGATTTGTAATGTATCAGAGAGTTTTTGCGGTCCCATCCCATATGCAAGACCAAAATTAATAGTCTTTACATTAGTTCGCAACCTTTTATGCTCTTTGCAATCACATTTCTGCTTTGCTTCTACAAATTTACAGTCAGATTCTGCTTTATTAGCCCAGTCTTTACCGTACACTAAATCTGCACAGATAGAATGAAGGTCTTCACCAAGTTCTAGTGCTTTAAGCCACACAGGGTCCTTAGAACCAACAGCTATGATACATAACTCTTGCGAGCTGTAATCTGCAGACACATATACATGGCCTTCTTCAGCTACAAAGCATCTTCTAAACTGATTATCGGCAGGTATTTGCTGCATATTAGGTTTAGATGAAGCAATTCGACCTGTAGTTAGTATCTGTTTAAAATTAGTATGAACTCTGCCGTCTTTTCCTACATTCTTTAAGAACTCTTGGCCATAGCTAGTAGCAAGCTTAGCAATCTCTTTATACTTTACATAGTCATTAATAAAAGAATTAGTAGACCTGTATTTATATAAATTTTTACCATTAACATCTTCAAGCTCAGGTATATCTGTTTTTAAAACTCTAAGACATTGTAAAGGACTAGACCATTTAACATCTACTTTTCTAAGTTCAGAGTTATCTATGAACAGATCTTGCTGTATATATTTCTTTCTAAATGCCGCATAGTTATCGTCAGTAAGTATATACTGATCTAATTTATCTTCATAATCGTGCATTTCTTTATCTGAAATATCAGCTATTTCTGTCCATTTAAGTACATCTAATTTAATACCATTATACTCTACATCTGCTAAACCAAGAGCTGTTGAGTTTTCTAACTCTGTGATTTCTACTAAATCATGTGTTAGTATAAGCTCATCCTGGTGCTTCTTTATTAGCGTAAGATATTCTACATCCTTAGCACCGTATAATATTTCAGCATCATCAAAGGGCTGTCCTTTGAGATCTATAAATCTGTTTCTTATAGATTTATCAACTGTTATATCTAAGTATCTGTCTGCAAGGGCAGCTAAGCTATATCTATATCCTATCTTTCCATTATAAATAACTTGGTCTACTATCATAGTATCCCAAGTATTTTCTAGAGCAATTCCTGCCCATTGTTTAATAAATTTATAATCAAACTTAACATTATGCAATATTTTACATATAGTTGTTGATTGTAATATATCTCTTAATGGTTCTATAGATACTACTCTAGTGTCAATAACAAACTGATGTTCTTGATCTCCTATCTGAAACATAAGCAGTTTCTTAGATAGAAAATCAAGTCCTTCAGTCTCTGTGTCTACTCCTAATACTGTTTTAGACTCACAGTATCTAACTACGTCTTCAATTTTACATGTTTTGTAGTTAGAAGAAGCAATACTTCTAGTGTCCCCTATAAAATAAACAGACATTAGAATAAATGTTTAAATAAATGTTTAAAGGGACTTTCAAATTCCCCAGCAGTGCTCTCATTTCCTGTAATCATGGGCTTTATAATGTCATTATCGTCTATAGTAAATGCCATTACTGAAGATTCTTTTTCATCAATCTCTTGAAATATAAGAGTAATTCCATCAAACATAACTTCCTTTTTAACACTTTTGCCATCCTCAGATAGCTCTATCTTGCCTATCCTAGTTTCTGCTACAAAACAACAAAACTGTGTGTTAGTATTGTTGTTTATATACTTAATTGCATACTTTGCAGCGTCTCTATTCTGAGCATTTACTATAGACGAT